CTATCATGTTGTTTCTTCATATTTTCTTCTGTCATTTTAAGCTGTGTTTATATCCGTTATTAAAACATTTCCATTAGGGTTAGTTAGATATCCAATTCCTCTAGTCCAAACTCTAAGATTTCTTCCCACTCCTGGGTCCACTTCTGTATTACCTACAAGAGGTTCTGCCTCAGCATAAGATTGAGCTCTTGCTCCTATTGTGAATACTGCATAATCAGTAGTTGCTTCAGTAGATACTTTAATACTTACATTTAATAGTTCCATAACTACTCCTGACTTAATTTTCTCACTAGAGAAGCCTGGAATACTTGAACCTTTACCTGAGATTAACCAGTTAATTAAACTTTCATATCCAACAGGGTCTAATATACATGTAATTTTATCTTGGAAGCCTGCAGCTTTAATTAATCTTACAGCTCTATTGAAATCTTTAATTGGGTCTGCTGCATAAGCAGCTGCATCCCATTGGTCTCCACCTACAGCAGTAGTAGCGAAGGTTTGAATATTAGCTCCAGCATCTGCAATATCACTCATAATAGCATATAAATCTATATTCCTATCTCTAACAATTCTCTCTGTTAAATCTCTAAGAGTAGTTCCGTAGACATCTATTTCAGCATCATCAATATCTTCTTTATCTAAGAAGCCTTCTACAAAATATTTCTTAACATAAGAAGTAGTCCTTGTCCAGCTTGTTTCTATTGTTGCTGGTCTTGAGCCAGGAGAAACATTTTTAGTAGCCGATGGGGAAGTTAGAGCTGCTAATCTCACGGGGTCTTTAGTAAACCATCTTTTACTATCACCTTTAATAGTAGTTTTAGTAAATTCATCTAAGAAATTATAATTAAATTTTTCTACACCTTGAACGAACTTATCTATATCTAGCCCAAAAATATCTTTTTGCCCTCTTGTATCTGCCATTTATATTCCCCCCAACATTACTTCGCCTGTATCAGCAGCAGCTATATCTTCTAGTACTTTACCAATAACTTTACCTAAGATTTGTTCTGCAGATGTAGCCAGTCTTATTTGGTTAGGTCCTGAAGTTGTTACCATTGCTCCAGCAGTAACAGCTAACTCAGCACAAGTCATTCTAAATATATCTCCTGGTCCTGTGAATAAAGATAATCTTGTTCTTCCATCAGTAGCAATTTTCTCTCTCCTTGCTATTCCAGCATGAACATCACCAGTTCCAGAATTAGCTGCAGCAGTTCTTGGTCCAGAAAGCATACAAACAGTTCCTTTTTCAATAGAAGTATTATCTGCTACTATAAAATCTACAGGCTCACTTCTCTTTAATACTAAAGTAGCTTCATTTGTCATATAAATCTAGGTTATGCGAACTATTTAAATGTTTCTGCTTATAGTGCTTCTTGTGTTACTCCAGCTTCATTAGTGAAATCAATATCTTCTTTTAATCCTAGACCTACAATTCTTAGATTTTTAAATAAATCTTCTGGTAGTGGCACCATTCCTTTTAACTTATTAGCTTTAGGAATTTTCTTTAGCTTCATTAATTTTCTTAAAAAGCCTATTTGTGTTTTAAACTTTTTACTTCCCTTTTTTCCATCTACTAAAGATACTGCCGATTTTGGTTTTAATGTATTTAAAATCACATCTAGCTGTTCTCTAGGAAAGATTAAATCATACATTCTAAAAGGTCTTAGATAACAAGGACATCCTACACTTTGCTTTTTACCTTTTTTGTCTTTAACTTCCATTGGTAGAACCATTTGACCTACCCACTTTTCCATATAGTCTAAGTCTTTATCCCAACCTTCAGCAACAAATCTTAAGTGCATTTTATCTTGTAGCTAGTATTTTAAGTTTAAGCATTTGTAGAATTGCCTCTTGAAATTTTAAAGCATTTTTTAAGCCTTCCACTTGTTGTTTAGTTTCTTCTTCTGCTTTCATCCAAAAAGATTTATTTTTAGAGACAATAACAATACTATTCTTTTTTGACATTTAATCCGCCAGCTAAAATGTTTTCTGCATATTCTTTATTATCTATTTCCTTTTTTTCTACTGGAGCTTGTCCACCTTCTGACTTTCCTCCGAGTCTCTTATGCATTATTAATTGTTCTGTTCTATCGTTTTCTATTCTTTGGGCTTCAGTTGCTTCTTCCATCCTTTGAGCAGCTTTGTTTGTCTCGTCAATAAGAGGAGTGCTTGAGGGCTTATTCCCTTCTCCAGTATCATTTGCTGTTTGCTTTTCTTCTGTTTTTTCATCCATTTTAATTATCCTCCTTTCATCTCTTTTTCTAGTAAATCTTGAGCTCCTGTATAATTACCCTCTCTAATTAATCTATAATATTCATTATCTCTAGCTCTTTCTTCTAGCTCTCTCTGTCTGCTCTCGTCAGCTATTCTCTTAGAACTTTCCTCAAAGCCTTCTTCTGCTACTTCAGTCTTTTGTTGTTCAGCTAGTTTATCTAATAATTCTATTCCTGTTCTTACTCCTTTTAGTTTTCTCATTATTCCAGGAATAGCAGCTATAGGGGACCATAACATTATTTGTTGCCATGTTGATAAGTCAGTAATCTCTTTAGCAGCTTGGGAGTATTCATTATATAACTCATAATCCCCTGTATCTTTAGCTAATTTTAATGCATCTCTTAATGGGATAGTGATAGGCTCTGCAGCTTCTGCTTGACCCCATCTACCTAAGAATACTGAACCAGCCCAGCTTCCTGCGAATACTATAGCTTTAGCTGTGAATTTCTTAGTTAGAACTTTAGCTGTTAAATGAGCTACTTTAGCATTGAATGGAACTCTAAATAATTTACCTACTCCAGATGCTATTGGTGTTGCTCCTGATAATGCTCTCTGGAATTGAACTGTCCCTCTTGGGATTAGACTTCCTGTTGCTCTAGATACTTCATGGGCGGTTTTCATTAGCGTAATACTTCCAGGACCTGTTGCTGCAGTTGCAATGGCTGTTCCACCAAAGACAAACACCCCAGATAATACAGTAGCTACCGCTGCTAAGACAGCAGTAGTTTTCCCTGAAGTTATTATTTTAACAGTCTTTCCTAATAGAGTTTCTCTCTCTCTAAATTCTGCTATTCCAGTTTTTATAGCTGCTTGTTCTGGGGTTTGAACTTCTGGGGTATCTTGTGTTAAATCTATTGTTGGCTTTAGAGCATCTTCTCTAACTTCTACCCCTGGTATTGATGCAGCACTATCTCCTTCTGGTAATGCAGCTATTTCAGCTTCCATTGCTGGAACTCTAGAGTCAGATATTAATGTTGCAGTTCCTGTTTGTGTTGTTGAGGTTACTTTCTTAGGAACATCTTTTCCTAGGTCTGCTCTTACATCTTCTTTTAATGTAGTCTTTCCACTAGAGCTAACATCATACTGACCACTTCCACTCTCAGCTGTTGATAATTGTTCCTGAGTTAAGGTCTTTCTATCAGCATCTGCTATTCCTAGTCTTTTTGCTTTGTCTCTGCTTATTACTACCATTTTATTTATCCTGCTATTTGTTTAGGTGTTGGAATATTCCAGCCTGCTAATCCAGCTATTGCTGCTACCATTAAAGTCATTAGCTTGCCATTAATACCGTGGCATAAAGCCACTATTTCAATAGTTGTTAGAGCTGCTATAGCGACTACAATTACTAACCAATTTATCTTTTCCATTATTGTCCTGCTCCTGCAGTTGTTTCATTAGGCTGCACAGTTGTTGGTTCAGGGTCTTTCTTCTCATCACTTAATAATTCATTCTCTAGACTTACAGGGAATTGTAAATCTATTACCTTACCTAACTGTAATAATATCTGTTCTTCTATATATAGTTGTTCTTCTTCTACTGACTGCTGGAATGCTAGATATACTATAGAGCTAGCCTTTTCTGTGAACTCTGAGCTTCCCCCTACTATTATCTTAGGAACTCCCGCTGTTTGATAGAATAGATTATCTAGGTAATTAATCCAGGGTAGGAGATTAATAGTTGCGTTAGGTGCTACTGCTAATAACTCTGGCACAACAGCATCTTTAGGCACATACATATTATTTGCCTCTCCAGTTGCCTTATCATTCTTAGCTTTGAAAGCTGCTATTTTATTATCGTCATCAGTATCTAGATGGAATATAAATTTAGGGTAAGCAAATCTGTGGTTTATTAATCTATTATCAGCCATAGCTTCATTTTTCATATCAATAATTAATTTTAACTTTTGGGCTATTCCTGTTCCGTGCATTTCATCAGCTATTCTATTTCTAGCTAGATAGAATATTTGTTCATTCTTAAAATGTTGTGGTTTTTTTCCTTTTGTTTTAGATGTTTGTTCAAATCCTGTGAATACTCCTTCTGCATCAAATAGATGGACCATGGTTTGTGGGTCTAATGGTTTTAGATTAATTAGATTTCCTGAGTCATCATTTATAACCTCAGCATAGAAGTTACCACCTAGTAGCATAGTCCTCATTGCATTTTCTAGTATACTATTAAATGTATCAAAGCCATTTCCTCTAATAGTATCTAGCATCATAGTAGTTACTTCATCAGCTTTATAGCCTTTTCCCACAGTCCATGTAGCTTTGGCATCTATAACAGCTGTTAATTCAGGAGTTTTCTCATCTTTGTAATATCCTAGATATTGACTCCAGTTTGGGTCAGACCATCTTCCTTTTGAAATTGTAGGACCATCTGTTATTTGACTATCTACTGAGAAGTCAGTTACTGCATTTTTAAGGTCGCTGGCAACAGCGGAGCCTATGTCTGTTTGTGGCATTTTAAAATGTATATGTTATCCTCGCACTTTGGATATCATCTGCTACTGCGGAAGTTTGAAAGTAATAAGCATATAAAGTATTATCTATTGTTGCATAAGATACTGAGCTGTCTGTAGTATCAAAAGCAGCAGTAGCCATAGTAACTATTGTTTCATTAGATATTGTAATTCTTTTTAAATACCAAGTATCATCATCATCTGCTCCATTTACTATTGCACTTGTTACGGTAACTCCATTAGGTAAATTAACAGGGCACCATCCTGTAAAAGTTCCTCCTGCAGCTTCTATTCCTGTTCCTGAAGAATATACAGGGTATTCATCTGCAGCTTTTAGAGTATAAGTTATTCTTGCTCCATAAACTATTACTGTAGCATCAATATCTAGAAGTAGCATAGAATATTGATAAGCTGTGTTATCTATTGTTGCATAGGATATTGTAGTATCTGATGAGTTCATAGTTGCAGTAGCCATTTCTGTTGAAGCTCCACTACTTAATGTTATTCTATTTAAATAACAAGCATCTATGCTCGCACTACCATATACTATAAATCCTGTTACTGTTGCTCCATGTGGTAAGAAAACAGGACCATGAAATGCCTGTCCATTTGCATCTGAAGTAAGTTTTCCATTTGCATAACTCCAAACAAATGTCTCACTCTGTGGCATAAATGCTGATGATGGAACTGATAAATAATGATTTCTTGTTATATCTCCAGGAACAAAAGTTGTTCCATGAGTGCTCCAGTCTGCTTCCATTCCATCTCCTTGCTCTCCCTGTATTCCTTGTATTCCTTGTATTCCTTGTATTCCCTGGTCTCCTTGAGGTCCATCATCTCCTTTATCTCCAGTATCTCCCTTATCACCTTTGTCTCCTTTATCACCCTGAGCTCCTTGAATACCTTTCTCAGCTAAGACATTCCAATAAGTAGCATTAGGTGGCTCTTGATTAGTATGTTCTTTAATGCAGATGTAGGAGTTACCATCTGTTGCTTGTGCTACACTATCATTTTTTAGATAAGAGTATGCACTATTCCAAGCTCCTCTCCAGGTTACTATCCCAATTCCAGGAATAAATCTTTGACCCTGCGAAGCTAGAACTTCATTATCATTAGGACTACTTTTAAATATAGAGTTAATTGCTCCAAAGCCTAACGCCATTATACATACCCCCATTATGATTATTATTATTTTCCATTTTATTTCCATAAATTTTCTAGACTTTCAAAAGACACAGCAAAGCCTTCATCCATGCTCTTTTGGTTAATATCTATTCCCATTAATTTAATTACTCCTAGAAGTCTTCCCCACTTTCCCACTCTATTATAATTATCTACTACTATATCTACTTCTTCGCCTAATATTAATTCTTCTAGCCACGACTGAGCTTCTTTTCCCCCTACCTCATCTAACTCTGGAGCTGCTGTTCCTAGAAATCTTACTGGAAAATTAAAATCTCTAAAATCAACTTCTACTTTAATGGTATCTCCATCATGGACATCAACTACTCTAGCTTTAAAATCTTCTGTGATTTGTTTGTGTGGGCTTTCAAAATAATAGATTTGCATTTGGTTATTTGTTAATTCTGGGAATTTTTTAAAATCATGTGCCATTGAAGAAGTCTACCACCTTTTTATCTCTGATTATTGATAATCCTCTTAATGCTGCATCTCTTAGAATATTAATCATATCTTCTGCCTCTATCCTTGTAGTATAGCCTGACAAATCGTAGTTAATACAATATATCGCTGCTAGGTCCTCTACTATTTCCTGAACTATTATTGCTGGACCAGAAAGAGTTATCCATTTGCTTACGTAGTCATGTCTTGAGACTGCTCTTACTACTCCTTCAGCTTGCTCTATAAAATGGTCAACTTCTGAATTAGCTCCTGCAGTCATTACCGCACTAACTCCTACTCCTGCTTTTATTAATGTTGGTCCTGATAATGCTATTGTTGCCATGTTATTTTCAATATAT